TTATCTAATGGTAAAAATGATGTTATTAAATTAACAGGAACTTTAGCAGCTAACAGAACAGTATCTATTCCAGATTCAATTGAAAAAGTTTATCACGTGCAAAACGCATGTGACCATGCAGGAAACACTTTAACTTTTAAAACATCATCAGGTACAGGTGTTCTTTTATGTGAAGGAAACAACTATGTATTATATTCTGATGGTACAAACATTGTAAAATTATCTGAGCAAAGAAACTGGAGAGTAGTTTCAGCAGCTGAAACAGTTCAAGCTGGTGCTCAACTTTTAGTAAATACAAATGGTGGAGGGGTCACAATTACGCTTCCAGCGTCGCCTGCCACAGGAGATGAAGTATCATTCATGGACCAAGGTTATGATTTTAATAGTAACGCATTGACTGTTGGAAGAAACAGCTCTAATATAGCTAATGCAGCATCAGACTTAGTTGTTAATACACAAGGTGCTGGTTTTAGTTTAGTTTATTCTGGAGATGCAACAACAGGCTGGAGCTACAGGGAGAAATAGAATATGTCAAATTACGAAGCAACCAAATACGATTTTTCAGGGGCAAACCTTACAGGTATCGAAGGTATTCCTACGGCTACTATTGTGCCGTGGTCTTCTTCTTCAGTGCCAACAGGTTTCTTAGAGTGTAACGGTGCAGCCGTTTCAAGATCAACTTACTCTGCTTTATTTGCAATCATAAGTACAACTTATGGAGCTGGAGACGGTGCATCAACTTTTAACTTACCAGATTTACAAGACAACGTTGCAATGGGTAAATCAGGAACTAAAGCTTTAGCATCAACTGGTGGAGCGAATACAGTTCAATCTACTGGAAACGTTGGAGGATCAACAGCAAACGCAACTTTATCATCATCACAACTTGCACCACACACTCACCCTGAGTTTGGTACTAATCCACCTGCTGGACCCAATCAAAAAATAGGAGGTAGTGGAAGTGTAAGATTTGTTGTACCGGGAAACACAGGTAGTACTGGATCAGGCACAGGTCACTCTCACAACATGAGTGCAACTTTTACAGGTGATTCAACATCAGTTTTACAACCTTATTTAACAGTGATATATATTATTAAGACTTAGGAGAAAATATGGCAACGAATGCACAATGGACAGTAATATTTGAAGATAAAGTAATAGTTAAACATTTTGCTGAAGGAGCAGATGAAGGACTTACTTATAAAATTTCTGACAATGATTTTTGGGGACTAGCTAAATGGAACAACATTTGGGCTATTCAATATGGAACAAGCAATTCAAGTGATACTGTAGAATACAGAGATAGCACTCCTCACTCTACGTGGGAAGATGCTAATTTAGGTGATTTTTCAGATTTTACTTCTAAATGGGATGCAGCTCATTTAGCTCAATTACAATCTAACTGGGATAATGATAATCTTATAGACGATGAAGGTAATGTAATTTCTGAAACAGAGGCAGATAAAATAGCTAGACTAGGTGCAAGACCTACATCATATTCCTCTTAATAACATCCAAGAAGTTAAAATATATTTTTCACCTGATAAAGGTGGATTACCTCTATGAACGTATGGAAATGCAGCAGGCCAAATTACTATTCTACCTGTTTTAGGTTTTACTCTTTTTGAAAAATGTAGAAATTCTGTTTCTCCACCATCTTCTACATCATTTAAATATATAGAAAAAACAAAAGCTCTTGGTTCATTATCAAATCCTTTACCATGTTCTATATGCCAAATATGATATCCTTCAGTAGGTAAAGTTTTTTGAATCTTTAAACCTGTAAAATGAAAAGGAGTTCCATAAGCCTCTTTAGCTCCTACATTTTCACAGTAATGATTCCACGCCAAATCAAAATTTACCATCATAGGTTTTAATGATTCCCACCAAATATCTATATTATCAGGGGCTGCAAAAAATTGTTGATCTTGTTTTTGTAATATAGATGCTTTTTCAAAAGCAATTCTGTTTACTGTATTATTAAATTTATTTTGATCTTCATATATTTTAATAGCTTTATTACATTCTTCTTTAGTGATGTAGTTATCATATACACCTATAAAATTAGTTATATTAACTGTTTTTTCATTCATATATTTTTAGTTTACGTATTTCATCATAAGCATGATCTTTGTTAGGTCCATCTTGATTTACATAATGTAAAAAAACTTGAGCCATTCCTTCACCTTTGTAAATACCCGGACGCCAATGTTTTTGATCACAACCAGCATATAATACAGCATCTCCTTCCTCTAATTCAAAAGATTTATTTTCAACAATAATTGGCCAGTTATCGTATTTTTTGATACAAGCAGTAATAGACACTTCACACGCTGGTCTGTCTATATGTTTTTTTAAAGTTCCCCCAAAAACATAATATCTCCAATAAGCATATGTAGGAAATAATTTTAAATTAGATTCTTTTTCAACAGTCTCTAATTTTGTATCCAACAAGGAATTCATCAATGGATCGTTGTACCACGCAGGTGAAAATGATTGGTCATCTAATACAAAATCTTTATTCTGATCTACTTTATTATAACAGTATTTTTCATAAACTTTTAATTCATCTTTATTAAAAAAGTTTTTTATTAATTTAAAATTTACTGAAGCCATGCAACTATACTATACCTTGTTCCTTTTGTAATAGGTTGAATACTGTGAGGATACATAAAATTACTTGGAAAAAATACGACTGATCCTTTTCCAAGTTTTAACCTTTTAATTTCTTTATTTTTTTGATCTGTAAAAATTAAATCCCCACCTTCATAATTATCATTTAAATTAATAATTATACTTAAATGTCTAGGAGTATGAGTGAAGTGATCGGTGTGTATTTCGTATTTTCCACCTGGTGTGTATTTTAAAAGATCTATCTGATTTATTTTATCACTTGTCATTTTAGAAAATTTAGCTTTATAGAAAATATAGATTCTTTCTATTTCTTTTTTTATATAATTCCAATAAAATAAATCTGTAGGTGTATCAAAAGTTAAATGATGGCCTTTTACATTTCTTATATTTTTATCCAAACCACCCAAAACTGTTAAATTTTTTTTAGATTTTTTATTAGTTAATGAAATAATTTTATCTATAAAATCAGCAGATATTGCATCCTTTATTTCAACAATTGCTTCTAAATGGTCCATAATTATGATACTTTCATTCTCTAAAAAACTAATATATAAGCTACTATATGCTACAGAAATTAAAATTCAAGCCAGGATTTAATAAACAAGACACTGAGTCAGGGGCCGAGGGTCAATGGACTGACGGTGATTTTGTAAGATTTAGATATGGACTCCCTGAAAAAATAGGTGGTTGGTTACAATTAACAGCAGCTAATAAAACGTTACCTGGAGCAGCCAGAGCACAAGTTGCATTTTCTAGTTTTGCGGGTGAAAAATATACGGCAATTGGAACGTCTCAAGGTCTATTTCTTTATTATGGTAATGACTTTTACGATATTACACCTTTAGATACAGCAATCACTGGAGGCACACTAACAACCGTTAATGCCTCTAGAACAGTAACTATTAACAAAGGTTCACATGGTTTAGCTGTTGGACGATATGTAACTCTTTCATCAGTCACAGTTACAGGTGCATCAGATTTTACAGCAGCTGAATTAGAACAACCCTATGAAATATTAACTGTACCTGATATCGATAAATTTACAGTGCAAGCATCTCGTGCTGAAGGTGGGTCTGGTATGACGGCAGCAGGTTCTGTAACTGTTAATCCATATGTTGAAGTTGGACCAACAACACAAACAACTGGTTATGGTTGGAGTACATCAACATGGGGAGCGTCGACTTGGGGCACAGCTAGAACTACAAGTTCTGTGGTTCTAGATCCAGGAAACTGGAGTTTAGATAATTTTGGTCAAGTGTTAGTTGCAACTATATTTAATGGTAAAACTTTTACCTGGAATGCAGGTGCATCGAATCCAAGAGGTAACAGAGCATCTTTAACTACATCAGGTTTTGCAACCGGTAACAATCCTACAGCTACTAGATTTACATTAGTCTCTGATCGAGACAGACATTTATTTCATTTTGGAACTGAAACAACCATTGGTGACACGACAACACAAGATCCGATGTTTGTAAGATTTTCTAATCAAGAAGATTTAAATACATATACACCAACAGCAACCAACACTGCCGGTACATTTAGATTAGATACTGGTAATGAAATAAGAGCAGCACTTCAAGGTAAAGATTACGTATTTGTTATAACTGATCTTGCTGCATATGTTATTCAATTTGTTGGACCACCTTTTACATTTAGTGTCAGACAAGTTGGTACAAACTGTGGATGTATTAGTCAACATGCAGCAACCTTCGTAAATGGAGCTGTGTTTTGGATGGGCTCACAAGGTGGATTTTTTGTATTTGATGGTACAGTTAAATCATTACCATCACTAGTAGAGGATTTTGTATTTAGTACAGACGGAGATAATCTTGGATTAAATTTTAACTCACGAGATGTTATCTTTGCAGGTGCAAATAATCTATACACAGAAGTAAATTGGTTTTATCCAAAAGATGGATCTGAACAGATTGATAGATGTGTAACATATAATTATTCTGAAAACTGTTGGACAACATCGTCTTTAGATAGAACAACATATCAAGATCAAAGTGTGTTTGATAATCCATATGCTACAGATTATGATGATACATTAACGCCAGTATTTCCTGACATATTAGGAATTACAAATAAATATGGTGCCAGTATTTATTACGAACACGAACAAGGGACAGATCAAGTTAACAGCACGGCAACCACAGCTATCCCTGCCTTTATAAGATCTGGAGATTGGGACATAACATCAAGACGTAGTGCTTTGGGTCAAGCAACTGGTGTAGCAGATTATAGAGGAGATGGTGAATTTTTCATGGCTGTTAGACGATTTATACCTGATTTTAAATATCAAACTGGTAATGCTAAAGTAACTTTATTGGTTAGTGCATATCCAGACGATGTGGCTGTCAGCTCACCACTTGGACCCTTTACAGTTACGTCAACAACTGATAAGGTGGATACTCGAGCCAGAGGAAGACTTGTATCTGTTAAGATAGAAAATGATGGTACAGGTGAAACCTGGAGATACGGCACACTAAGATTAGACGCACAACCGGACGGAAGAAGATAATGGCAATAGTTTTTGATGCACAAGGAAATTTAGTAGATACAGAAGATAGAATTAATTTTGCTCCTGAAGGTTCAGATGTTTTACCACCAAATCCTTTTCGTTCACCTGGAACAGCAGATGATGCATACGCGAATTTACTTGGTTTACCTGCAACTCAAGACATGGGATTTCTTTATGGAGTGCCTCAAAGAGCAGATGATCAAGGATATTTTATAGGTCTCCCTGGAACCGCGGATGATGTGTTTCCTTTTGAACCTCCTGGAACCGCTGATGATCGTATTGCAAATTTAATTGGCGTATCTGGAACTGCTGATGATGTATTTCCTTTCGCTCCTAAGAATAGATTAGGAGGACTAGACTTAAATAGATTTGAAGGAATAGGTACTTTAAATGTAGCTAATGAAGAGGATGTAGAACAAGTAGATTATTTAGGTAGCAAACCTAACAAGTTTCAAAAAGGTATTGGAGAATTATTTGAGTTCTTTCAAAGATTTTCACCAATAGCTGCAATCGGTAGAGGTATTGATAGTCTTAGAAATAGAATAGATACAAGAAAAGCTATTAAAAGAAACATTGAAAGAGATACTCAAGGAACTATAAATAATATTGTAAGTCCTAGAATTATGAATATAAAACCAACAGCTCAAGATACAGCTAGAGGACAAATACCTTCTAGAACAACTAGTGCACCTAAAAGATCTTTTTCGAGTGATTATTCAGCAGCGCAAAGAGCGAGAAAATTTTAATGGCTAAAGTAACAAACTATATACCTGAACCAAAACAAGAATACGATGTAGAAAATCAAAGACAGATACTAGAGTCTTTAACTACACTACAGAATCAATTAAATTTTTCTTTTCAACAAGACTTGAAAAACGAACAGGACGCGTTTAATTACTTTTTGTCATGAGTATAAATTATAAAAATCAAGGTTTTAAACAAACCGGCACGGGTAAAACTACTGTGCTTACTTGCCCTACAGATGGAACAATTATAGTTAAAAGTATTTATTGTGCTAACAATGATGCATCATCCGGTATTTTAGTAAACATGAATTTTGTTGACTCATCAGATTCTAGTACTGAGTATGAATTTTTTAGAGATGAAGTTGCTGCTAAGACTCAAGTAAATGCCTCACCTCAAGGCTTGAATTTAGAAGCAGGAGATGCTATAACTGTGCAAGCAGCTACAGGTAGCAGTAAGATACAAGGCCTGATAAGTTATGCTTTAATAGATAGAAGGAATGAAAAC